CCCTTTACGTTGGTGATTTATTATATCATAAATTATTGCTATTTCCAACCGCTTGATATAGCGTATTTCTGCGATTTGTTCAGTTTTCACCGCTTGCTGTATCTATGCAAAAACACGGCATTTAGTAACAAATTAGTAACAGCTTATGATAACAGTTCATTCACCTTTTTCTGAACTGCTGCCGGGTCATAACCTGCTGCTTTCAACTCGTCTTTTCTTTCCTGACCGTTCCCATATTTGCCTGCAATTACATCCCTTGCAACTGCTGTCAGATCACTGGAAGAACCACCCACAAGTTCATTTACCTTTTTCTGCACTTCGCTGTAATTGTAACCTGCATTTTCAAGTGCAACTCTACGATCAGAACCATTCCCCCACTGACCGTTGATAACTTCCTTTGCTACCTCTGTGACAGATTTTGACGGTTTCGGTGTGCTTGTCTTACCTGCAAGACGGTTGACCTCATTCTGTACAGTCTGATAGTCATAGCCTGCTGCTTCAAGTCGGTTCTTTCGATCATCACCGTTACCCCAAGAACCTGCAAGAACTTCATTTGCAATATCGGTAATTGACTTTGATGCATCCGGTTCAGTAGGTGTCTGAATGTCACTGTAACGTGGTGTGATGAACCCTCTGATATATCGACCATTTACGGCAATGTCACGATCTCCGACAGTGTTTGACTTGTTACCCTCTTTCACATGAATCACCCCATTGCTTACAGATTTTACAAGTCCAACATGATCTGACCAACCTGTGCAGTCACCTACACCGTTATCATCCCAATCATACAGGATCACATCACCTGTAGATGGTACATAAGAGTCATTTTCAACCCAAATACCTGCTTTTTTTGCAAGGTTGATCATGTTCTCACAACTGCATTCCACACATGGAAAAATGCCAGTCAGACCGGATGCAATAAAGGCTGCTGAAACTGCTGTTGCACACCAAGCGTCATTGACTGTCATTGTGTGACGTGTGCAAAGTCCTGAATCGTTGAACACCCTTAAAATTTCTTTATGTGCTGCACTACCTTCTGCAATACCGTTATACTGTGCAAGCCAGTTAATAGGTTTCTGTCTGTCACTCATACTATCACTCTTTCCGCTGTCATACTTTGTAAGTTCGTACTGTTCAACCAAGTTCATATTGTTCTGAACGTATGTTGAACTTGTTGCATAACCGTCTGCCTTGATTGTTTCAAGGTATGTCTTAGGGTCTGTAATTCCCTTAAGATTTTGATACCGGGATAACTGGATAAATTCAAAGTAACCCTTAACCCCTTCTTCCATTGAATCAAAGACCCTGAAATTATCAGCAATCGTTGTCAATGTTCCCGGTTCATATTCTTCCTGTGTGTTCATGTTCACACTCTTACCAGTCCACTTTGTACCGCACTTAAGACCAAAATAGTTGTGATAGGTGGCAGCAAGTTTTGACTTGCCCCACCCACTTTCTAAGATTGCCTGTGCAATGATTGGACTGTGTACGCATATACCAAAAATTGCAGCGTACTTTTTAACGTACACTGCAACCTGATCAATAAATTCCTGATTTGTCATAGCTGATCACCTCTTATTTCTTTGGTTCTGTATAAGTAAGTGCCTGATCACTGTCAGTAATACCCTTGGTTGTTGGGTCTGTTACAACACCAAGAATCACAAGAACTGCAAATACTGCATTAACCACATCAAGCAGTTTGTTACCAAGATCGCCAAGATCAAGGGTATAACCAAACACTGCTGCAACAACCTGAATCAACAGAAGTACAGCAGGAATTAGTGCAACCCAAAACGCTTTGTTTTTAATTCTTACAACCCAGTTAATATTTTTCATGTTTATACCTCTTTCTTTTTCAAATGTAATTCTTCAATTTCATGCATCATTTTTGTGATCATCCCATTACCACCTAAAGCATGATAGGCATCATACATTTCCATAAAATTTTCATAAGCGTATGATGGAATGTCACCCAACATCATGTACTTATCGTGATATTCGATAAGCTGAACCCTAAGTAAAAGCATTGTACCTTTACTGTTTGCATCCCTGTCTTTCTTTTGATTTTTCAGCAACCAAACCACATATCCCATAAGGGCAGTAACAATGATCGGTAACACAATCGTGTATGTTGAATAAATAAACTGTTCCAATGGTCTCTTGTCCTTTCTGTACGCAAAAACAACCGCTTCTGACGTTATATAATCGTCATATGGCGGTTGTTTTCGTGTATGTGATAATTTCCTTGTCTATTGATTATTCTGCTAATTCAGGACAATCAAGATCAACTAAAACTTCCTTTACTTTGTCCTTGATACGATCAGGAACATCAGCAAATGTTTTCTTACCCTTAATGATCAGGGTTGCATAGATAATTGCCATAGTCTGCACATCCTTTCTGAATAGAATTTTTATGATCAACTGACGTATCATCAGTTATCACTCTCTAAAATAGCCTTGACAGCTTCTTTCAGTCTGTCCGGTACATCGTCCAGTGTTTTAACACCTTTAATGATTAGTGATGCATAAATCTTTGCCATACTTCACACCTTCTTTCTTATCCCATCATTTCATAGATTTCACACATAGCAATCTGTGCCTGTGTAATTTCATTTTCAAGATCAGCATTCTTTTCTGCCTGAATTTTAATGTATTCGTCCTTGTCATACTCGATAAGGTCAAATTCATATCCGGTAAATCCCGGCTGTCCGTCAGTTTCATCTTCATTCACTTCTGTGATATTGGAACTGACAAATACTTTTGTTTCCGTCAGTTCCAGTTCTTCCTGTCTGACGGTGCTTTTCTGTTTTCCATAATCAATCATGATGCTTTCAATCCTTTCTTTGTGTTTGGTTTTATGTTGCGTATATAATAATCATCCGCATAAGGTAACAGCGGTACAACATACTTTTGATATAGCCGGAAGGTATCAGCATATTTCAACCAACCTTTGTAAGAATTGATTGAACACCACTCTGAATAGTTCATCATGTTCCCGGCTTCCACTTTGTTCCTGATAGCGGTCATTTTCTTTTCCATTTCCAAACAGGTGCTTTTTCTAAGTAATGTATACTTGTAAAATGTTCTGTAACCTAAGAAGTCAATACCTCTTACATACGATGGGAACACCTGCCAGTTTTCTTTTATGTTCAATTTCAGTTCATTCCTGAAATAAATATCAATCTCTTTCTTCAAGGCAAACAGTTCTTCTTTTGTCTTGCCAAAGATAACCATATCATCCATATAACGGAAGTAGCATTTAACGTGCTTCTGTTCTTTTATCCAGTGATCAAAACTTGAAAAATAATAGTTACCTGAATACTGTGATAAGTAGTTGCCTATCGGTATACCAGTTTCAGGGTCAATATCTTCTTCCAACAGATAGATTGCTGTTAAGTCCTCAATCTCTGCTGTTTCAATACTGTCAATGATTTCATTTAACAACCACAATAGTTCATTATCATTGAACATTCTTGAATACTTCTCTTTCAGAAGATCGTGGTTGATTGACTGATAATAGTGTCTTGCGTCCAATTTTAAGCAATATCTGCATTCTTCCGGGTCATTCCACATTGCAGATTGTAATTTTGTCAGACCCTTGTGTATACCTCTGTTTGGTATTGCTGAATAGGTGTCAGCAGTTAAGTTATTGATGATACAAGGTTCAATAACCTGTAAGATAGCCCACTGACAAATTCTGTCAGGGAAATAAGGCAGTTTGTAAATTTTCCTTAACTTCTTACCGTCCTGTTTATAAAACACCTCATAGTCAGATGTTTTGTAAGTGTGGTTGATAAGCATTTCCTGAATCTGTTTCAGGTACTTGTCAGGGTCTTTATCAATCTCCTGAACCTCTCTGTACCAACCTTTTCCTTTCTTTGCGTGTTGGTGTGCTTTTCTTAAATTTTCAAGGTCATAAATCTTTTCATATAAGTGATCATAGCGTTTCATTCCTTGGTATTTGCATTGTCCGAATTTCAGTCAGCATTACTGCCCGGTAAATACGGTTGACCTTTCCTTATTGTTCGTAAGTAAGACAGTATTCCCGGTTGGGTTGTCTGCACCGTCTATTTTTCTGTTTTGCCTAGTGGCATGGTTGAAAGAACCGCACAGTATTATAGAAATAGCCGGATGTTTCCACCCGGCTATATTTTGCAATTATTAAGTGACCCCTGATATTCCGATTACGATTACCAACACTGTTATTCAGATTCCAATAGAGACTGCCTGCATTACTGCCATTATTCCAATTACTGCCTAATTGAGTGATTGTATTTTTTAATGGTTTCCGCTACAGGTAAATAACGAAAATATCAGAAGTTCTTTCAACCTAATGAATTAAATTTATAAGTTACATTTTAAGCTGCCATTTTCTGCTTCCATGCTTCGATTGCAGCGGTATAAGTAGCAGAATCACGTGTTGGAATATATACCAAGCGACCCCCGACAGTCCGACTACGAGCACCAACACCGTCACCCAGACTCCAACAGAGACCGCCCGCACTACCGCCATAAGTCCAAGCACCGCCCAATAGAGCGATACGGTAACCGTTCAAGTTGATAGTGATATATGTGTAATCACCAACAGGTAATGAACTGTTACCAAGGCATTCTGACGCAATAAATAACCAGTCACAAGCTGTTGAATATCCCATTGCTGAAATATAACCATTTGCATTTGTTACTGTGAATCCGGCAGGTTCATAGTTTCCACTGTTCTTTGATTCTGCAAAACTGAAATCAGAACAAATATAAGGCTGACCACCGCCCATTTTTCCATTGCCCCAAATATTGATACCATAGACAAATTTCCAAATGTTGCCCCAAAAGTTTTCTTTACCTCTCCAACACACAGAAGTCTTACCGTCAACCGTGTACTCTTTAGCAACACCACCCTCATAAGTGGTTGTTTTCTCTGCCCTACCTGTACCATTTCCAAGGCTTGCTGTACTTCCGGTTGCAGCTGCATATGAACTCGTTGTGTCACTTCCTGTAGTCCAAGGTAAGGAAACAACACCCTGTGCAATAGCGGTCTGTAAGTTCATCATACCCATTTCAATGATCATAAGCATCTGTTCAGCAGATACCTGTTTAATCAAATCACCATGCCAGTTTGTTCCACGATTCTGCGCCATTGCTTCAATATTCGGTCTTGTAAGGTTCTGTGAAGAACCGGATGCAGGTCTTGCACCTGCGATTGATGAAAACTTATCTTCACCAGTGTTCATAACCTGTTCATCATTCAACAGATATGCACTTGCTGATGCATCGTAAATACTACCTTCGTAAGCACTTGTAAGGAAATAATCAATTTCATTTCCTGATGCATCGTAGAATGCCGGGTGAAGTCTGAAACCTGCACGTGGCTTTTCTGACACATAATAGTTTGCCTTTCTTAAGTGGTAACCAATGCCTGTATCAATAGGGTCATACTCTACAGGACACACCAAATAATAGAACTTTGGCTGATATACCATTACCTGCCCCATTGAACCATCTTCTTTGTAATCTGCATCACCGTACCATGCTACTATAGAACCATCATCAGCAACATTACAGCGTTTACGACCACCAAACATTGTGAACTTGTCAAAATCAGAACCTTTTGTAAGATTGGCTGCTCCGGCAAGTCTTTTGAATGTTTTATTTTTGTAATCGACCTGAATACCAACAATATCATCAGCAGTGATACCCAAATAGGCACGAATATCTGCCACACCTGAAAGAATTTCTTGACTGTTGAAGTTTTCACTTTTCAGTTCATCAATATTACTTGCAGCACTTGCGTTTTCCGCACTTAGTGACTGTAATACATTATTAGCTGTTGCAACAGATGCATCAAGGTTTGACTTTGCGGTATTGGCTGTACTTATAACATTAGACAATGAAGTTTTAACTAAACTTGCACTGTTAATTACTTCCTGAAGCTGACTTTTTGCTACACTTGCATCAGAAATTGCAGAATCAAGATTTTTCTTTGATGTTACCGCTGTAGCGTTGGAACTATCCAACTGACCCTTAATCTGATTTGCATTATCAATTACACCCTGTAAATTACTCTGTGTGGTTGTTGCACTTGTAATTACTTTTTCAAGATTTGCCTTTGCTGCATTGGCATTGCTGATTGCTGTTTTTGCATCATTAGTTGCTGCTTCAACATTACTTTTTGTGGTATTCGCTGTACTTGTTGCATTGGTCAGATTTACCTTTGCTGTATTGGCTGTACTTGTTGCGTTCTGCAAATTGGTTTTTGCTGTATTAGCTGCACTTGTGGCATTTTGTAAATTAGTTAATGCAGTACTTGCAGCATTAAGTTTTTGCTGCACCGCATCCACATCTTTATCAACTGCATCTTTTGCAGCAATTACTTCTTTTTTCAGATCAGCGTAAGAATTATTATCATCATTTACTTTTTCAAGTGCATTGACAATAGATGATCTTACCTCTTCACCGTATACTGCATTTAGAATCTGATCAATATAAGGCTGTATGTTCGCCATTATTCAGCACCTTCTTTCTTTTCTTCCTGTTCACTGTGTTCAGTCTGTTTCATTATGTTCATGTCAGAAACCAATTCAAGGTTTTTCTGTTTTCGGATTTCAGACAGTAGATCAGCAACGATACCTTCCAACAAATAAGCCGGAAGTTTTGACTGTTCAATGATCTGATTAAATGCATTCGTCATTGCACCTTTTGCGTTCTCCATCATAAGTGATAAAGGCATATTATTTTCATTCATGGTAATTACTCCCTTCTTTTCGGTAAAATAATAGGTTCACGCTCATAAGGTTCAGATTCCAAATATTTTTGACTTGGCATCTTTGCAATGAACGTCTTTTTTTCTAAATAAGTGTAAGGGTCTTTATAAATAGGTTTGCTATATCGCATTCCCTCTTTTTCACATAATTCCTGTATAGCTTTAATGCAGTAGTATACAAGTTTATCTGTGTTAAGTTTCAAGTGTCCGTCAGATGCATCTTCTGAAATAAGTTCAGGTGCAAAACTTTGAATCTGCTGTGCAATGATTCCTATAGCCTGATGTTCACCGGACTGAATCCAGTCAAATTCCTTAAGGTCAATAGCGTTCACCACTTCCAAACCTCTGATTGCTGTGTCCTTGATATTAGTTTTCAATCGAACATCTGAATTGTTGGTGTAGCCCCAACCATGTAGGTTTAGTGGACTGTAGAAATCAATACTTCTGTTGTTGTAAATCTGAAAAGATGTACCTGTGAATGTACAGCAAGTTGATGATGAACTACCAATGCTTACATCTTTATCAGACCATAGTTTAATACTTTTATCAGAATAATTATAGAATCCTGCACTTTCATTAAACCTCAAATACCCCCACACATAAGTGTTTGCACCTACGTGTAAGCCTTGTTTTTCTTTTCGGTTATTTGCGTAATATATGAGTTTTACATAATAGTTACTTCCGGGTGAATCCTGATAACCCCATCCCATATAGTCAGCACCGTTCTGTAAGTCGAACATCAGACCTCTGAAAGTTGAATCACCTGACCAACCGTTAGTACCGATTTTACCGATGGTTGCACCTTTATAATAGTACCATGCACCTGTTGAGGTCATTGACATTAACAGTGTGTTACTGTTTTGTGTCGTACTCTCATAAATACGCATTTCACCATATTCAAATTGAATATATTTACTGATACTATTCCATGCAATTTTAACTGCATAAGAATTTTGCTGAATCTTGGTTGATAACTCTGAACTGTTCAGCTTCTTCTTAACTTCTGATTCAATCGAATCGGTCTTGACTTTAATCTGTGCTGACGTTGAATAATTTTTTAGTTTACCATCAACATACTGTTCAGCTGTTTCTTTGGCAGACAACAGTATAGAATCTTTAGTGTTTTTGATACTTGTTTCAACTTCACTTTTTGTATAGTACTTTTTCAACTCACCGTCAGTGTAATCTTCTGCATCTGATCTTGCTGATTCTTCTGCATCTGCTATTTCTTTTATAACCTGATTCCTGTAAGTAATATCAAGTTTTTCAGCAGATACCGAACCACCAACCAACCGTTCACCGACAATCTGACCATCCATTGTGATGGCGGTCTTATATGTTCCGTTGTACCCTGTACCTGAATAACCAAGACCATTCAGATTCCATCGCCAAACCTTCCGGGCTGTGTTCACATCATTGGTATCCATGATTAACTGTTCATTTGCTGTGGTAACCACATGACCATGTGTTGCTGCTGTAATAAGTGCTGTTGCCTGATCAACTGCCTGTTTTACGATTGCAGACGGTACAGGTATAGTGTCAACCGCTTTTGATGCAGTAGACGTTGCCTGACTTGTCTTTGCTGTAAGTTTGGTATTGATCACAGTGCCAAGTGTAAATGTACTACTTGACAGATTATTAAGCTGCAAGGTCATTTTTGAAAGTGGGAAATATCGGTCAAGTCCATGCAATGATGAATGGGCTTTTACCCGATCACCAAGTTTGAACTGTTCCACATCTGAATCAGTCCAATGCATATCAACCGCTTTTACTTCAAGGGTCATACTGTCAAACTGCTGATCTGACATATACTTTTTACCCTTATACAGAAGCATTTCAGGGGTTGTCACATCATCCCACGTTACTGTTTTTGTGATATACCCAAATTCTTTTACTGCTTCTAAATTTACAATGCTGTCTGACCCATTGTTTACACTCTCAATCGTCAGACGCTGTTCAAGTGCTGCAATGGGGCTTTCTTCCAATTTTGCACCAAGTGGTATGATCACTGTTGCAATGTCTGTCACATCCGTATTTCTGCTAAAATCAAGCAGGTTTTCACCGAACTCTATACTTTGTCTGTTAGTGTTATCATATTCGGCTATATAGTCTATATAATGAACGTCACCCACATTTCTGACACGTAAATAACCACCAAGATCATCAACTAAATCTTCCTTGACCTCTTTCATGGTGCTGTTATAGTTCGTGTATCTGTACAGGCTGTCATTGTTATCTGTAACGGTAACAATTCCAACCTTAAACTGTCTGTCTTTTGATACCTGCTTGTTATGCTCTGCAATCAAGGTTTCTAAATACCCCCTGACTGTCATATCATGGTATTCAGCAGGTCTTTGAATTGAATCGTTCAGATATGCAAGCTGACCTTCACAAGTGAACTGTTTTCTATTGTAAAAATCAATCTTGCATTCTGTAATTCTACCATTGAACACTTCCACATCATCCTGTAAGACCTGTATGCATGACAGCATCTTTTTAGGAAGATCATATTGTGGGTGTGTTGGTGGCATTTTAAACGTAAAAGACCCTGCTTTGTTGACCTCTAAATCAACTTTAGGGTCAATCAAAACAAGGTTTTCATCACGCAAGTCATAAATTGGAAGTCCGTCACATAATACTCTGAACATTACAATGAACCCCCTCTATAACTTATTTTAACTGTACCATTTCCGGTAAATGTCACATAGTTGTCACCTTCCGTCAATCGAATATCATAAACTGTAGTTTCTCCGGCAGGTAATGAGTAAGTGTTGCCTTCATGTGTTACCTTCATAGCTTTTGAACAGGTAAAGGTTGGAGACACGACCTTGACACGGTTGATTAGGTTTACAGTTTTTGTTCCGCTTACTGTAACTTCATTGACGTGAATAATACCATTTACAAAACTGAATACATCCCACAACCAAGGTTCACTTGCTGAATTTGTTTCAATCTTGTAGGGTTCAACATTGCAGTCAACCGTGATAATGGCAAGTGTCCGATCAGTTTCAAATTTGTTGATCGTACACCGCCCCCAATAATAGAATGTTTTATCTGCATCCATTACAACACGCATCTTTTTACCGTGAAGATAATTTGACAGGTTGGAAAGTGTTGCAGTCCAGTCCATTGCACCATTTAACAGTGAAAACTTAAACTGCAACTTCCGGTTATTAAACTTTACATCATCACCCAACGCATCAGTCAGGTCAAGGTCACCATTGCGACCTATCACACTGACTGATTCTGTTTTTGGTTCGGGCAATCCTATATTTTTTGAAGAAAGGATAAGCCCAAAATCTTTATAACTGTGTTTAGTTCCAAACGTTACACCGCTGATCATGACTTATTACCTTCCTTCTCTCTCATAGATTCTACCAAGTTCTTCATCCATTGCCGGGGCAAGTTCCCCAACAAGTACACCGCTATCAAGTACAACAGCTTTCACCATTGACTTCATCATTTCCGGTAAGTAATTTTCAAGAAGTGTAATAATTCTTTCAATTCTTTCCAGTAATGCAGTGTTTTCTTCGCCAACCGCTGCCCTGATCATGGTCATAAGGCTATCAGTTCCGACAACTGTTTCACTACCTGCTTCACCACCTGCAAGGAACTGATTATTTTTCGGGTTGTAACCGAAAATAGTAGGCTGATTCATGATCATACCATCATCCATTGCTTTCTTATACCATTCAATACCAAAGTGCGGTACGGATGGTGGGTTCAGACTGAATGAACCGGATATTGTCGGGTGTGGCATTTTCAAGTGTGGTAATGACCAACTAAAATTGAAGAAACCTTTAATTTTGTCAATAGCACCTTTTACAATGTCTTTTGCACCATTGAAAATACTACTGAATTTTTCTTTTATTGCACCAAGTATATTTGATACAACCGATTTTGCACCATTCAGACCGTTTGAAATGACGGTTTTTATACCATTAACCACATTTGATACAGTCGTCTTGATACCGTTCCAAACACTACTGAATACGGATTTGATACCGTTCAGTATATTGGAAATTGTTGACTTAATCGCATTGAACACGTTAATGATTACAGATTTGATTGCATTCACCACATTGGTTACAACCGTTTTGATTGCGTTCCATACAGTGCTGATTGCTGTCTGAATTGCATTTAGTACAGTAGAAATTACCGACTTGATACCGTTCCAAACTGTGTTGATCGTGTTCTTTATCGTATTAAGTATAGGTGTAAGGAATGAAACTATTGCATTCCATACGGTTGTGATGACCGTCTGTATTGCATTGATAACGGTTGACACCGCTGTTTTAATCGCATTCCAAACTGTTATGAACGTGTTCTTGATACCCTCTAAAATCGGGGTCAGGAATGAAACTATTGCATTCCATACATTGCTGATAGTGGTTGAAATAGCATTAAGGGCATTAGATACAACCTCTTTGATCTTTTCCCATGCTGCAAGAATAATATCTTTGCAGTTTTCCCAAATAAACTGAAATGGGATGGTGATGATCTGAGCTGCTGCACTGATAATTTCCCCTATAAACATAATTGCAACCTGTACAGCGTTCTTGATGGTTTCCCAAACCGCTGTGACGGTATCAGCTATTGCAGTAAACACATTTGTTACTGTCTCTTTGATTGCATCTATCTTTTCAGATATAACACTTTTGATATTTTCCCAAGCCTGTTTGATAGAATCAACCAAACCTGTGAAAAAACCTTTTATTGCTTCAATGGCGGTACTTACCGCATCTTTTACAGATTCCCATGCAGACTGTACTTTTTCCACCAATCCACTAAAAAAGCCTTTGATAGCATCAATTACTGTACCAAAGACTTCCTTTATTTTTTCCCACGCACTTGTAACTGCTTCTCTGAATCCGTCATTGGTGTTCCATAACGTGATTAGGGCAACTACAAGCCCGGCTATAAGTGTAACAATTAAAACAATCGGGTTTGCATTTAAGGCTGCATTAAATAACCACTGTGCGATTGTTGCACCCTCATTTGCAGTTTTATAGGCAGTCCATGATGCTGTGATTGCACTGATCAGTGATGATATTGCCATTGCAACCTTCAATGTAACAAAGGCTGCCGCCACACCTGCAATCAGTGGTGACCAATCTTTAAATGTCTGTATGATTTTGGGTATATCCTCAATCAAACCGCCTAATTTTTCAAGGAATTTTTCAACACCGTCCATTCCTTTTTCAAAGAATGACTTAAAATCAATCTGTTGAATCCAGTCAAAAACCTTCTGCAAGGCATCACCAACAGATGATGCAAATGCATCCCAATCAACTTCTTCCATCCAGTCTGATAACTGCTGTAAAAATCCCATAACCGTAGGTGCAAGTTTTGAACCTACTTTTGTCAGGATGTTTTCAAACAATGCCTGAACTGAACCCCATGAACCTGATATTGTTGTACCTGCTTCTTCTGCGGTTGTTCCGGTGATTCCCAAGTTGTCCTGTATCTTGTGGATTGCTTCAATCATTTGATCGAACGTCACATTGTCAAGACTTTCTATTTTCTCACCAAGCACACCTGAATCATTGATCAATCTGATCATTTCAGACTGTGTACCACCATAACCAAGTTTAAGGTTATCAAGCATTGTATAGTTTTGTTTTGCAAAACCCTGATAAGCGTCCTGTATAGAACCTATGTCAGTACCCATTTTATTGGCATTATCTGACATATCCGTGATAGCAAGGTTGGTCAGTTCAACCGCTTTTGCGGTATCTCCACCAAGTCCCTGAATCAGTGATGCAGCAAAACTTGTTGCTGTGTCCATATACTGATTAGAACTCATTCCGGCTGTCTTATATGCCTTTTCAGCATATCCAATCAGTTTACCGGAACTATCCTTGAAAAGTGTTTCAACACCACCAACCAACTGTTCATATTCGGCATAGTGTCCGACCGCTGACTTTGTTACATCTGCCATTTTCCCGGCTAACTCTGTGCATTTTGATATGACATTTGTGATTGCTGTTGATGCTAAATTTGCAAGCGTGGCTTTCCATGTTGAAAAACCACTATCTGCATTTTTGGCAGATTGTCCGGCATCTTCTACTGAATCACCTGCATCATCCGCTTTCTTATCCACATCCTCAAGGCTTTCTGCTGTGTCCTTTGCAGCTTTTGACACCTTTTCAACATTATTGACTGCATCAGCGTAATTGATCGTAATTTTACCGACCAATGAAAAAATATCCAACGATTAGCCACCCCCTTTCATGGGTGGTATGAATCCGCTTAATAACTTATTTGCTTTTTCCACCTGTAAATCCATCTGTGACCTGTTCAATGTCGGTTCAGTTTGTTCAACAGTCGGTATTGCATTAGTTGGGTGGTTCAGTTTGTTCCTGAACTCGTCAAAACTTCCAATATCGTCTGCAAGTGCATTTGCAGATATAGCACAATAAAGATTCCACTGCTGTTCTTCAACATTCTTTTCAAGTATCACCTTTACTGTGCTGTCAAGTTTTCCCCTACCAATAGCCTTATCTAAATAGTGGTAGGGGCTGCCGTATCTCCGGTTGCAGCATTCGTCAAATCGTTCTGTTCCGTACCCAGTAATTCGGCAACACCCTCGAAAAAATCAATAAGATCATCCTTCTTTGCAAAGTCTTTGATCATGAATACAAACTGTTTCAGCTTGAATTTCTTCACTTCATCAGCAGTAACCTGTGTACCGTTGTCCCATTCCATGCAGTTAGCAAAGAATTTACAGATTTCATTTCTTGCCTTGCTGATATTCTTGATCAGAATACCGCACACCTTAACAGCAATCACAACACCCACTTCTTTGATGTCCTGACCGGATTCCTGCAACTGCTTGATCTCATCCTTGTCAAACGCTCCAATTACCTGTTCGATTCCGATAGTTGCAAGAACTTCACAAAAATCAAACGCATTATCAACCGTTAAATCCTTAAATCTAAAATCTGCCATTGTTATTTATCCTCACTTTCTGCTTTCTTTCTGTTTCTTCTCCCACCGTTTGCAGGTGCTTTTTCAGTCTTTGGTTGTTCTTCCTGCTGCTCTACCTGTGGTTCAGCAGGTTCAGACTGTTCCTGATCTGCATTTTCATCAGAAACAGCAGGTGTTTCCTGCTGCCCTACTTCATCAGAAATATCAACAACGTATTTCCCGACTTTTTCCATTTCTGCAAAACGTTCTTCTGTAACATCCAGTTTTTCACCGATTTCATGACGTTCAGAAGTATAGCGGTCAATGTATTCTTTAATAACAACTACTCTCAACAGTCACACCCCCTTAGACCACGTTTGTAGGATAGTAAATTTCAATATCCAGTTTGTTCAAGCTGTCGTTTTCAAGATCTGCGGTACATTCAAACTTGACCGCAAATGTTGACTGTTCAGCATTTTTTGTTTCCAGTTCAAACGCTTCAGTACAAAGTGCGTTCGGTAAAATAATGATCACGTTTTTACCACTTGACAGTGTTCCAACATAAGCAATATTTTCAAGGTAATCATCATCTGTGATATTTTCCTTAGAAACGTACTTTGTGTACTGTGCATCTTCACTTGTGGACTTCACAAGATGCAGTGCAACAGTAAGAATGTCCTCTGTAAGTTCAGTCATCTGACCTTCAAGTGATGCAGATTCACCAACCTTCTGTTTGCTGACACCCTTTACAAGTACGGTTGCACCGTCAACATCAACATCCAACCACTGTGACTCATAATTGAATTTGATACCACCGGATGTTGCACCAATCGGTTCACCAGTCCAACCGCTACCGGATTTGTTATATTTCAGATTTTTATAAATTACACCTGCACCTAAGATCATCTTTTTAATGGTTTCGGATGTAATTCCGTGCTTTTTTAAGCCCATTCTGTTATGCTCCTTTCCACTCATTTGTGTTAAAAGTTATCGTGATTTTAAAAAGATCTTCTTCACCTGTTGGAATCATTAAAGCATTCCAGTAGGTAATAAAAAAAGCAGTTCCATCACGGACTGCCCTCAAATCTTCAAATGCTTTTTTTAGTTTATCGTTCACTTCTGCAAGTGTGATTTTTGAACCCCTCGACCAACCATCAAGTGTGAACACACCGCCTGTATATCCGTCCTCAATACGGTGTTCTGTCTCATTGAAAGAACCGACAAAGTAGGGATAACTTAAATCTTGCGTCCACTCTCCAAATTCATAGGGAATTTCAAGTTGTTCAATCTGTTCATTCATGAATGACAATAAATCAACCATAATTACCCCCCTAAACTTTCTTTAATCACCTTTGCAAGCTGATTTTTAATCTTCGGTGCTGTGGTCTGAAATGCTTTGGTAAGCGGTTGTTTCGGTGTTTTACCGTATGTGTGATAAAATTTACCGTCTTTTTTACTCTTATAAGTCCAACCGCCTTTTCTTCCGTCACCATGTAAGGCATATTCACCTGTACCAAATTCTTCCCAAATAGCATTTTCAAGGTCTGAACCAACTGCAACGGTTGATTCATCCTGACCTTCATCAACAACATATTTGTAAGACCCTTTGGTTTGTCCGGTATCAACCCGGCTGTTTCTCTGTGTCTGTGACTGAATTTCACCACCTGCTTCATACAGAAAACCAATCACACCTTCTGATAATGCAGCTTTCACTTTTGCGGTGTTATCCTTAAAATCAACTGACATACTACTGACCCCCTATAAATCTAAGATAGATTTCCAAATGGTCATTCATGTTCATGGGGTTGTCGATCAGAAGAATTTCATACACCAAATCATCAATTACCATTCTTGCATTGTCACTTGTCACATCAACAGATTCCTGTTCACCCTGCTGACTGATCACACCTGTCAGGAAATTAAACGGATTCCAAACCCATTTAGTTGACAGATTTTTCAGGTTCGTAAAATCACACAAGAAAATATGTGTACTTTCCTGAACCTTTGCATAAAATGTTGTGTGCTTTGAATCACCTGTTGACAGATCAAGCCAACCTTTGATTGATGTGCAATCAACCCATTGTGCTGTGACCTCACCTATTGCGTTTTTAGCACCTCTACTTTTTACCTGTAACAATGCTTGAATGTTACCGCCAACACTCATATAACTAAAATCTAGCCTTTATATAAGGCTTTAAGAACCCAAGCAAGGAAACAGGATAACCCATTGCTTGATTCCCGGCATCCTGATCAAAGTAAGTAACACTGTACCTTGACAGGGTTTCAGATTTTATTCCGGTTTTCTGTCTGTTCTTCACTTCCCACTTGATCAACTCCAAAACCCCGGCTTTTACATCTGCCGGGTATTCAATTTTTGTGATCAGGTTTCTACTGTTGTATAATTCCTGATCAACTCTTATGAAGTCGTTACCGATTTCAGTAATGGTGTACAGTCCATTATTCACCATTGACTGTGAAATTTGAACTGTATCACCTACCTTCAAAAAGTCAGAAGTTCCAAGTAGACGGTTACCAACTGAATCAGCGGTGAACCGCACAAAACGATTCTGAAAGTTGTTATTTGTGTATGCTCTGATCATCAGTTCAGCAGCTTTCAGTTTTTCAGCTATCACATTTTCATTCTGCCCGACAAATTCAGGCAATGTCATAACCTTTTCAACTGCTAAAATCATCAGATCACCCCATTCTTAGACTACTGCTGTACCAACCTTGGACTTAATCAGACCCATCTTAACGTTCTTTGTGTTGAACTTAAGTGAATAGTTTTCAGTAGTGCCAAGTTCTGCAAATGTCGGTGATTCTTTTGCAATGTTATCAACTGCTAAAGAAAGACCGTTCGGATGCAGCACTTTACCCTGTTTAGTGTAAAACTTGTCAACACCTGCTGATGTTTCCGGGTCATAGTTGGTTGTGTACTGATTTTTATAGTTTTTCTTATCACAAGATAAGAACGCACCTTCACCAAAAAGGAATGTGCTGAACACCGCTGTTGAACCTGAACCTGTAACTGTATTTCTGTCAGTTACAAGAACATGCTTACCTGCAATAGTTGGTAATGTTACCTCTTTCTGAATTACATTACCGATCACATACTTGTCAAAGTCCACAAGTCCCATCTTCTGATACTCTTTATAAATCATGGAATGCATTACAAGCAAACCAAGCCCGTCTGCCATATCACCAAGTGCTGCCTGTGCAGCGTCATAGATTGTACCTGCTTCAATGGATTTTTCTTTCAAATCAAGAACATGATCTTTTAATGCTGTAACACCGAGAACTGCTGTACTAATGTTCATCATTTCATTTTCCCAAACCTGCTGATAGTACCCTGCGATTTTATTTTTGATTTGTGTCATAGGGTCAGCACCAGTTAATTCCTTTGTGAAGTCTTTAGCCTTGAATGCTTTCATTCTCTGAATCATCATACAAGTCTGTTTACTTCCACTGATCTCAACAGGTGTGTTGTTCGTCTCACCGTCATTGTTCAATGCTCCCATACCCGGCTCATTTGCATCAAGTGGTTTATAAATCGGAATAGTTGCAACGTTACCCTTTTCACCAATTAAATCCATGATGCTCTGATCTTCCTGTACAACACCTGATGCAAGAATTGGATTTTTCCAATAATCTGCTTCCTGCATCATGCCTGTAAATACTTCTTCATCAAATGCGAAACCGCCAAAGTTTCCTGTTCTAGCCATTTAATTTCACCTTTACCTTTCTTAGTGTACGTTTAACTGTTTGAATAATTCCGGGTTTTCCTCTTTGAGTTTCATTCTTTCATTGAATCCCATCTTAAGGAACTGATCTCTTGTGACAGTTTCATCACCCTTGTTACCCGGCAAATTATTTTCAAGGATTTTTCTGCCACCGTTCGGCTGCTGATTTGCGTTGGATGCTTCAAACATGGTAGGGTGTTGTGTTTTTAATCCTGAAATAAGATCAGACTCACCCTTGATTCTTCCATCATCATCCAGTTTGATTTCACCTTTTTCCTTTGCCTTGAACACAAGATAATCAACATCAACTGCACCTGCTGCAACTAAAGCAAATTTCAGTGCATTTTCTGTTTTCAGATCAGCATTTTCCTTTTTCAGTTCTGCAATCTCTGTTTCATATGCTGTGATTTTGTTCTGTGTTTCTTCATCTTTTCCGGCTGACTTTTTCAGTTCTTCGATCAGGTTATTAGCCTTAGTCAGTTCTGTTGTCTTACCGGAAAGATCAGTTTCAAGGTTGGTGTATTTGTCCTTAGATACATAACCACCATCTGTCAGGTTGACCAACTTGATCAGCTTTTCTTTGTTCTTTTCATCACCGTTATAAGCGTTGATTGCCTGAACCAGTTCATCATAAGTGATAGCTTTATCACCAAAAAATGATTTTAAAAATTCCATGTTTTTCTTCCTTTCTACTCCGTCACGTTTTTATATCCGGTGTCGCCGGGAACGGTCAACAGTTTATATCACATGTTGCAAGTGTTATTTCAGCAGCAGTTTAAACGTCATAAGCCTTTTTCGGACAATAAAAAAGACACCCTACCGGATGCCTTTAAAATTTACTATTTAACCCATAGATGGGAGATAAGCAGGATCACCGTACCTTTCTATGCTACCAAGTGAATGTGCAACGCTTTCATGTTCTGTTTATCCCCCTTTCTGACCTCATATAACTGTCATATAGGTAATAAAAAAGCAGAGGTGCAGAATTGTATACCTTTGCTTTTTAATACATTATATCGTCAAGTTCTAAATAACCAAGATCATAAACATCTTTTCCTGATTCCACACAATCATTGATTATTTCAACGATCTTTTTATCTTCCACATTGTCAAATGGAATGGTTGGAAAATCATCATTGAATGCTTTTTTATACGTTTCAAGTGCTTTCTGTAATTCTTCACTCATACTATTTTACCCCTTTCACAATCTTAATGAATGCTTCATAGCTGTTTGGAAGATATTTTTTCACATATTCCAGTTCAGAATCACCATTTACTTCTGCACTCATAATGTTAGCCCACATTTCAGATGCAGATTCATAAACCCTACATTCACGTGCAACCTTGCTTAAATTACTTACATCAATACCAAGTTCCTTATAAGCATCCTGCAAACCTCTGTGTTCTTTTAACTGTTTCACAGAATGATATTTACGATTGTAATATTTATCACCATGACCCCAGTTAATACGCTCTGCAAGAAGTCCATCAATGGCATCCTGAACACCGTGACTACCGTCATGATCTCCAAGGTCTTTCTTAATATCATCAGTCAATACAGTTCTTAAAAATTCACGGTCTTTTCTGACAGCGGTAAGAAATTCATCAGATGAACTTGCCACTTTGCCAAATCTTGCAGTTTGGTATTTTGTCTTGCTGTGAATTGTTTCAATTTCTTTGAAATGTAGATTATCATATTTTGCTTGTTTATCAAAATAATGACCATATTCATGTGCAAGTGTACTGTATTTACTTCTTCCATTATCAATGTAACGTTGTAATGGGTATGAATAAACAATGTTATTACCGCCCGGTGAATAATACCCACTTTTTCCAAATTCAACCTTTGAAACACCATCTGCATATTTTGCATACAGTTTTTGAAGTGATGTATTACTGTGTTCTGTCAGTATTTTCATATATTCATCATAATCTGAACTGTTCATTGCAACTTTCAGTTTTTGAGTATTTGACAAAACATCATATTCACCCACATTCATTGTATCAGCCTTTTCGGGCAACTTCAAATATTTCTGCTTGAAGTCATTGAATGACTTCGATTTATCCAGACCAAAGAATGCAGCACGTTCCTGTAAGGTTTTCAGTTCATCTTCATCTAAAGCCCATTTTGCACGTTGTAACAGACAGCACCGACAGTTACACACATTCCTTGCAGAACCGCCAACACCCGGTGCTTGCATTTTCTCACCGCCAATGTCAAAAGGTTCATCAAGTTCCCTGATCTGTCCGTCTGCTTCTCTGTGTTCCGGTCGTGTCCTACTGTCAAGTGTGGCATCCCACTGTTTGACAATATCTGCACCCTTTTTCTTTGCATGATTCTGACCGTCAAGTGCTGCTTCATTCTGTATTCTATGCCCTTCCGTCCGGGCAATACGAATTGCATTATTGATTGCTTTATTAAATGGGCTATTCATACCCCTTGCAATCCTTAATGCCATTTCATTCCAACTTGAACCGCTACTGATTCCCCTTGAAAGTTCAGCACGGATTGAACGTTTCAAGTAATTCACATCTTCGCCCAAACGCTTATACAGACCACTTGACAGTTTACTGTCTGTCTTTAATGCTTTTATGACCTGATCTTGCTGAATAGGTATCACAAGCGGTATACCAGTAGTCTGCAAATCATAGAACATACCAACATAACCGTTAATATACGACTGTTCCAAATAATCAGCAATGGTTGTAAACTGACCTTCGTGCAGGTCATACAGCATTGCTTCAAGCTGATCAACCATCATTTGCTGATATTCCTTTTGGTACACTATACTTTGCAGGTTTTCAAGGTCTGTACGTGCTGACAGTTCCCTGATTTTCTGTTCACAGTCCTTTTTTGCCCTCTCATATACGACTTCTAACAGTCTGATAACTTTCTTTTCTTCATCAAGCTGTGCCTGCTGTACTTCCTTCTGTGCTTTGTTCACTTGTTCCACCACCTTCATCATCCGGTATGATAGAATCAAGATCATGTTGCACCTGATCAGTCTTTGCAGCTTCATCATCCGGTAACTTGTCCTTTATATTCTCATAATCAAGATCAAGAACGTCACATATATACTGAATAGTCAGATCATTACCAAATATCTGTGCCAGTGATAACAGGGTGTTGATCTGCACCTGCTGTTTCTGTGCTTCTGTAAGTTCATTCTGTTCATTTTCCTGTTCATTTGACATAACTTCATGCGTGAACTGAAAATAAACATCTGTGATCTGATAATCTGTACCATTCTGCTGATTGATTTCATCAATGCAAACTGATACGATCTTACGCAAGAACCGCTTGATATTCCTTTCAAGGTGCTTACATCTAAGGTCAAGCAAAGAATAAGCTGCCTTGATCGCAATATTGGTTGTTGCAGATGTATCTTTCAGACCGGAAAGGTTCAGACCCATACCAAACCGATAGATGTTCTTTTCATCAAGTTCCAACTTAACTTTCCGGGCGTCATACGGTACATCTACGGTATGTACTTCAATACCGCCTGATTCCCCAACACCTACAATCTTCTTTGTCTTAAGATTCTGCTGCAATTCATCAAGGTTATCACCTTCAAACCCTTTGACTGCATACAGTGGGTGATCAAAGTCGATCAGGTTATTTGAAAGACTGGATGCCATCATATCATAATCATCAATCAGGTCTTTTACTGCTTTTAGGTTGCTGAACTGTTTCTTGTTATTATCCAGTCTGAAAAATGGTAAAAATCCAAGTGAATCAATGTAAGTATTATCATCACCATCAACCTGATACAGTATGTGTGGTCGTGGGTTTACTTTCACATTCACATCTTGCTTAATCTCACCTTCATCAGTTTGAACATAATAAACCACCTGTTCATCATCCCAATCCATGATCTTCTTGATTCTGTGACCTTCTTTATCAACACGGTCAACATACCAGTACAGAACGTGGTCTTTTTCATCAGATGCAAACCGTGCTTCAACTTCCACAACTCCGATACTGTCAGCACACGTAAATTTCAGCTTGTCAGAACTGTCTTTCATAGCATACATATATGCAAAACCTTTAGTCTGACAGTCATTGACCACTTCTGACAGTTCATCATTAAAATCATCATTGTTGTTGAAACGTGCATCAAGTTCAGTTTGTAGTTCAGGTGTATCACTGAACACGAACCCTTCATCACTTGACAGGGTGTATTGTGTACCTTGTTCAACCAATTCTTTAAAGAATGGGTGTGGTATTTTCACGTTTGCCCTTGTCGTATCTTCCACAAGTTGACCGTCTGCATTAAAATAAAACATTCTGTAATGTCTTATATCGTGATCACCGTCAAAATACCGTTCACCTGTCCGGGCAAAGTGCTTTTTCGCTGATGCAGCATCTTCATCAATAAACATTTTTATTTCTTCGGTTGTAAGCATACTACATCAACTCCTTCATAATCTGATCTGCAAAGTAAATGATTTCATCACCATGCACACCGAAAAAATCACACATTGCTTCTTCACTCTCAACAGCATGACCGTATGAGAACATAAAAGCGTGTACCAATTCGTGAATAACCGTTGAACGTGTTACAGATGCACAACGACCTGCCATAATGCTGATCAGAAGTTCTTTATACTCTGTCAGACCAAAATTATAATGATCTTCGTCAGGGTTCATTTTTTTTGCATCTGCATCCACCATTTCAACCTTCCATATATCGTTGTGAATCTTAATTTTCATGATTTTCATTACCTCATAATTTAAAAATCCTCAAAACACAAGCGGTTTCAGGGTATTTGTTTCTAATTTGTTACTTATATAACCAACCTTTGCCCTTTTTGATGTATTTTTCAAGGGCATAACGCATTGCATCCATCAGGTGATTGAAGTCGTCAATCGGTCTGTTCAGCTTATTACCAAACTTATCCTTGTCCCATGTGTAATTGCTGATCTCTGTCAGGAAATTCACACACCGTGGATGTATGATAATTTCAAAGTCCTGAATGAACTGAATACCTGCATTGATTGAATCCTTACCCTTTTCAGCACCTTTGACCCTAAGACCATAACCTTTTAACTGATCAATACTCTTTGGTTCTGCTGAATCTGCTGTGATATGTTCTTTACCATATCCCATATCAGTAATGTTCTGATAAATTCTTTCGTTGGAAAGTCCTGCACTATACATTTCATCCCACACGAATATCTTTTTATTCTGAACATCAATGAAACCACAAAACAGTGCAGATGGGTCATTCGTATAACCAAAGTCCAAACCAAACGCTGAATCTATCTTGTACTGCTGTCTGATCTGTTCAAGCGTAAAGGCTTCTTCTCTCCAATTCTCATAAACAAGACCGTCAACAATACCCCAATCACCAAGTCCGGCAACTGCATATCTGCGTGGGTTCTGTTTCTTCATGGTTTCAAAAACCTTAAGATCGGCTTTATCTAACCATTCATTGCATTTGTAATTGGTTGTGATTGCAAGTGTTTCATCATCCTGGTTATCAAAAAACCGCTTTTTCATCCAATGGTGTTCGTTCCAAGGGTTAAAGGTCAGCGTTATCTGCTTGAATAACCCTGAACCGTCAGGAATAGCACCACGGATTGATTCATCAAGCATATCAAAATCAGATTCTGAACTGATCTCATATGCTTCTTCTATCCACATCCAACACAACACACCTTGATCAACAGTGATAGATGTTACTTTCAGTGGGTCGTCAAGACCTCTAAAATAAATCTTTTGACCTGTTGGTTTGTATGTCATTTCAAGTGGTGATTCTTTTATATCCCAAAAAACATCAACACCTAATCTGTGAATAGCCCATTTTAATTCAGTGAAACAGGAATCTTTAAGTGTACGGTAAGTTTTTCTGACAACTAAAGTATTCGCATCCGGGTACTTCATCATATTGGTGATGTACCAAAGTGCTGTTGTTTTTGACTTTTTGGATGCACGTGAACCCTTGACTGCCCTGTATCTGCCTTTGAAATTCCAAAATGTACCGTAACCCTTACCGACTACTTCCGGTAACTTGATGTTTACTTTGCCGGACTTATTCGTTTTATACTGTTCCGGGTACAGCATGAATTTCTGATAACCAAACACATATTGACTTGTGGGTTGTCTCTTTTTAGTCCTCAAGTTCTGATTCTCCTGAAATAACAATAGGTGCTGTCACATTCACATCTAACTTGTCATTCCACATACCTAAGTGCTTACCAAGTAATTCAAGTGCTTTCAGTTTTGAAGCAACCTTGACTTCTCTTTCAACACTTCCACCATATTCATTATCAGATTCCTTATATTTGATTGATTCAATGCAAGCAAGATCATCTTCTGATGCATCCTGTTTGATTGCACCGTTACGATCAACAACGTCTGTCATTTTCAGGAATGCTATTTTTGAAAGTTCCAAAACAACCCTGTCCTGATTCACTCCGGTACGTTTTGACCGTTCAGCCATTCTTTCAGCAATAGCCTGTTGAACCTTGACATTTGCCAACATCCTTGAACCTTGCTGATCTGCTGTTTTTGCTGAATAACCTGCCCTAATAGCTGCCTGTGTTGCGTTCAGGTCAATCAGGTATTCTTCAACAAACATACGCTGTTTTACTGTCAAATTGTCCTTTTTTGCCATAACAACACCGCCTTTCTATCATTTTTATAACAAAAAGTGCTGCAAGGTAGGAGGTTTTAGCACCCTTGCAGCACATAGACAATAAGCATATTTTATTGCAAATAAAAATTGCAGGTAATTTTATAAAATTACCTGCAAGAAATTCTTTTACATACTACAATATATAGATACCTTCCGTATTTGTCAAATACTATATAATGTGTTTTATGTCAGATATGTAAGGTTTTTATATGTTTCTTCAAACGCTGAAAGTGCTTTATTATGCAGCTCTACAACGTATGAATAAGATTTTTTCATTTCCTGTGCAGCAACTTTCACTGTCTTAAACTGCACATACACTTTTGTAAGAATTTGAATGTAATTCTTGTCATGCAATCCCCGGATTTCCGCAATGATCTGTTTTTTCGCATCAACAAACTTGTCTATTTCTTCATTGATGTGCTGATCAAACATGGTATACTTCACAACATCCTTACATAATTTGTCACCTGCTGTTGAAGTCTGCACTTTCTCCCGGCTGTAGTCAATACCGCCTGTACTGCAAGCAAGCATTTTCATATCTGATAGCATTGCAATATCATCATTGATCTGTGTATCAAGAATTTCTAACTGCTGTAAGTATTTTCTTGCACTTATTGTTTTCATTTATACCTTCCTTTCTGCCCGGTTACGGTTCTGTCTACGGTCGGTTACGGTATGTCTACGGTTAAAATTCACGAACTGTAGACACTGCAACCCCTTTATTTATAAGGGTTTCTGCTATTTTGTCTACGGTATCTACAGTTGTTACACTAACTCTATTCTATATATTTATTTTATTACTTACTTTACACACTATAAAAAAAATATAAAATAATAAAGAATGTATGTTTAACCGTAGACAACCGTAGACACCGCATTTTATAAGAGTTTCAACCGTAGACACAAACCGTAGACACTACACTGTAAACCGTAGACACCACCACAACCACCACTAAAACGGTGTGATTTTTGGTTATCAATAATCAAAAGCCCATGCAATTATCAGAAGAACAACAATCATTCCTGCTGTTATAAGAATCTCCTGCCAGTGATCTGCAATAAATTTATAAGCTAACATACAGCAGACAACCACACCGATCAGGATTGTCAGAACTCTGATAACTGCTTTTACTTTTTCAATCATCTGAACACCTTCCCTGATTTCTTATGCTTCAATGTGATTCTTCCGACAATTTCAAACCCGGCAAGATCAACAATGCTTCTGATCGTGTGAATGACTTTGTGATTTCGGTCTGCAAGTTCTGCATTTTCCTCACGCTTTACTGTTGCCATTGCTGCACCTGCTGTTGGGTCAACATACCCTTCATTATTTCTATACATCCGTTTTACCTTCTTTCCATGAATCTGTTCATTATGTGTTCAGTGAACACCTGCGGTAATGAATTATCTTTTGGTGTATCAAACACCTGTAAAAAGTACCCTTTCTTTCCATACATTTCATAACAAAGATTGAGTTTATAACCTAACTTTGTCAGTTCGCTGTAATGATCAATCACATCTTTCATACCATAACACTGAATAAAATCACCGACTTGCAGTTTATTTTTCACTCTGAATCACCACCCCTCACCGGGCAATGATCACAGTCACCAAGTGCTGCACCAAAGCAACCCCAACAATCATCAATCTGTTCAGTCTTTGGTTTGTACTTTTTCTGTACAGCAGCTAATGCCATAACCACAACACCACTGATCAGACCAATGACAAAACCGACACATAAACAAGTGAACCCAATAAGTACCATCTTTTCCATAACTTCACACCTTTCTGAATATCCTGATTGATTTTCTATCTACCTTTGTAACACTTACTTCAAACCCTAACCGCTTTGTGATCTGCTTACTGAATGTTGTCTTTGCCATTGGTTGCATCATATTTTCAGCACAAAATACCTGATACCGTTTATAAACATCTGCGGTTGGTTCGTTTTCGATCATTTCAACACCACATTCATCAATAAATGTTTTGATTGGGTTGTTTTCGTTTTCGTATTCTTCCACCTGTTCAGCAACCTTTTCAGACTGTGTGAACTCATTATTTTCAATAACCCTTTTCAGACCTTCCACACCTAACCTGATCAAATATTCTATTGAACTTTGTTCAACAAGTTCATACTTGATATATGGGTTATAGTCCGGGTCAGGACTTCCATCCGGTAAATACTTTGAAAATCTTGCATTGAATGGGATGATTACCAAACGTCTAAGCACTGCCCCGGTTTTATCCTTCATTCGTGGTATATCGTTTGCAGAAAACAGCAGCTTGACATATGGGTTGAACTCAAAAGGGTCTTGCCCTTTCCGTTCTGCCTTTATTCTGTTACCTGTTACTACTTTTTTAAATGTTGCTACCTGTGACCCTTGCAGAAAATCATCACCAATATCATCACCAATGTTTGCCAGTTTTCCGAACATCATTGAAGTGCTGAATCTGTCACCCAGTTCCTTAAGATCAAGTGCTGAAATGTTATCTTCTCCAAGTATTGCCTTGACACAATCAAGAAACGTACTCTTACCGTTTGACTTGTCACCTGTCAAAATAAAGGCTTTTCCCAACTCATTTCTTCGATAAAAACAGTAACCAATACATTCTTCCAGTAGTGACCTGATCAGTGCATCATTACAGGCTAATTTGTTCAGTGTATCATCTGCCAGTTCATTATATGCATCCGGGTTATAGTCCCAAGGTATCTGATTTGTTATCACAAATTCAGGGCTAAAGGGTTGCATCTGCCCGGTAACAATATCTAAAATACCGTTCCTGAACCCTATATAACGTGCATCAGCAGGTTTTCTTTCTTCTGCTATCAATTCCATATAGTCAATAACTTCTCGTCTCTGTGTCTTTTTCAGGTTGGGTATCTGACTGATCATAGCTGTTTCAATCGGTCTGTACCCAACATGATAGATACCATCTTGATAGATATGTAGCTGTTCACTGATCTTGACCACATTTTCATTGTTCTTAAGCCATGTTGCGAACTTATCAAACATGAATGTTTTATCATTGAAGAATACAGGTTTTTGAAAGGCTTCATCCCTAAGAATCACTTCCAGTTCTTCATCAGAAAGTGATTCCTTCAGGACAAATCTGTTTAAAATTCTGATTGCTTCTCTTGTTTCATCAACCGAAAAATCATTTGCAGTAAGGGTCAGAATGTAATTGAATAATGCCTGGTTTCTTCCATCACCTGCATCCATATCAAGGAAGTCAACAGCAGCACGAACCGGAAACAACCATTTAGGTACTTCCTGATACTTTCCACCTTCTTCAATATCCCATTCAATAAAGCGTTCTTCACCGTTGATCTTGATAACTTCATATGAAGTACGTGAACCAATCTTTATATCAGCAGTAAGACCAACAGCCAACTGAACGTGTGTCCTGTTCCTTGTTATGCTGTGATTCTTAAACAGGAAGTGTCTGCCCCTACTTGTACAGTAGACCCTACAATCAAGCTGATATTCTTCTACAATATCCATCAATATTTCAGACTGTTCAGCATCATCAACATCTATCAGAATGGTATCATCAGCAAGCACACCACCAAAACCATCAAGGTCTTTCACTTCTTCATATGTTCTGAATTTTGTTCTACCTTTGAATGCTTCAATAGCCTGTTTGCCTTTCGTTTTTATGTACCCTTTGTACAACATCTTGTGTCACCATCCCTTATGTGATTTCTTCTATCACCTTTTTATAAAATGCTCTATCTTTAATGTTCTGCTTGTATTCCCTGTTTACTGCTGCAAGAATTTTCTTTGATTCTCTCAATGATTCCCTGATAGAAATAACCTGTTCATTCCACATTTCCCAATCTTTATTTTTATGAATCGGTGTGGACTTTTTAAATGCATTCCTGCTTATTGTTGCACCTTTTAACCGTCTTTCTAACTGATCAATATTACTTTCAATGTTTGTGATCTTACCTGCAAGTGCAACCTGATCACTGTGAAACTGTTCCTTATTTGTGACACGCTGCATCACAAATTCTTTTATCTGACCTTCACATTCCGGTGTGTAACTCTGTCTGATTACCTTCAACAGTTTCCTGACTTTTGTAATTTTTCCATCAGACAAGAAATTTTCTAAGTGAACCACCATTGAACCGTGTTCATATTTAATTTCAATATCTGTCATGCTCCCACCTTCCCGGCATTATGCTACAATACCGAACTGTTTCAAACGTTTCTTTGCTTCATCTATATACCACTGTCTATCTAACTCTGGTGGTACTTTAACCCCAACCACCGAATCATTGAAGATAAAACTGTGATCAGGTGTACTTCCAAATTTTTCACCTTTCGGTTTTACTGCTTTTCGTTTCAATAACCTACCGTCTGTCACCCTATTGGATGCAAACACCCTGTAAGATTTGTAACTGTATTTCTCTGCATCACTGTAAGACCATATTTCCGTAACTGTTCCGTTCCGGTGCTTTGTACGCTTTGTAATCTCGCCTGCTCCACACTCATGTTCAACCCAATCATATTTACCTGACAGCTTTACAATCTTTTGGAACATAATCAGATCATCACAAGTGTTTATTGTCTGCTCAACCGGAACTTTCTTAACCATGTAGTCAACCAATGCTTTATTTAAGATTGGTAAATCATTATCTATTGCAGATAATTCCTTCACATACGCACCGATTCTTTCAACACCACCGTCAACCCCAACCCAAAGGTAATTGTTTACATCCTTCTGATAAATTTCACTGATATTATCAAGTTCAAGTAATATTGAACACTGTTCAGTAGAACAACGCTGTTCCCATTCCCAACAAATATCATCAACCATTTCAAAGGCTTCATCTGTGTCAGGAATCCAAATGATCAGACCGTCAGTGTTTGACTGAATCAGTTCAAGACCCGGTACAACTTCCAAATGCTCGATCAGGTCAAGCAACATCAACTGACCATTGATACACATACAGTTATTGTTGCGTGGGTCATATGCCGGGTTGGTTGCGTCTTTCATAGCACCTGAAAGTGCATTCAGCATTTTCTTATAAGGTAACTGTGCTTTTTTCCACTGTTTTGCTTCTGCCTTATTACCTGCTTTAGCTGCTGCAACCTGTTTCTTTTTCATAGCCTTTCGTGTGTTATATACCAAGTGATAATTGTCATTGGTTGCTGACCTTGTAACAAGTCCCCACGCTATCAGCATTGATGGGTAATAGTTATTTACGTCAACGTGCAAAATCTGCCCTGTCTTATGTGCCTTTGCTATTGCCCCATGAATACCGCCAAAACCAAAGGTGTGCGGTACTCCGGCAACCGTTGTTGAAAGTTTCTGTGATTTATACCAAGTTTCTTTATCCTTTTTATCACGGTTCTGTAAGTCTATTTCATAAGCCTGTTTTTTCAGTTCAATGAACCAGTCCTGAACATATTTATATTTTTTCAGTTCAAGGCATGGTAAAAAGAAAAAGTCAAATTCATCATCATATTTTCTTTTTTGGCATCCAAGTACCTTTGCAGTTATCCGGGCTTCTGAATCACCTATGTCATACAAATTCACTTCTTTTGGAAATGCCTGTATAATTCCGTGTGTAGCATTAAATTCATCAACCTTTTGCAAAAATACCTCAATAGTCTGTTCAACGTCGTGTCTACAATATTTCACCGTCTGTTGTATTTCTTCCGGTGTCAGTTTTCTTTTTAATCTAAAGTCAACTTCCGTTTCCTTGATATTGCTGCCAAGAAAACCTTCCATTGTTTTCAGTCCGACAGTTTTCATTGATTCATCATTACTAGGCATCACATCATAATTGATCATGGGTAATTTATTGAATGCTCTTGAAAATGACCAACCTTCTTTACCTTCCACAATGATGTGATCATTGATCTGTTTTGGATTCATTCCAAGCAGAATACCTTTCATGATGTATTGGTCATAGTGTCGGTTGTTAAATCCTACCCATATATTCTTTTTATTTGCTTCATATAAGGCTTTTAACTTCTCCGGGCTATTGATAATCACGTGTTCTTCTTTATTGACCACATCAATGAATACAGCAAGCCAATCTTTTTCAAAAACCTCAAAATCATAAAAAATCATGCTGTCACCTACTTTTCAAAAAGGGTGGTTGAATGGGTGAGATTACAACCGCCCTTTTTCATATTACTTCAAAGTAGATAAAATATCCACTTTGAAGTTAAAAAATTTTACATATCAAAGGCTTCATTGATCGTGATCGGATTGAAGTTATTAGCCTTATATGTGACTGCTGCACAAACTTTACCCTGTACTTCCTGAAAAATATCAAGAACACAATCAGCAAAATCACCGTAGTTGAAAAATTCCGGTACTGTGTCAGTTTCCAGTTTATCAAGCCAAGTGCAAACACTCTTGATTGCCATGCCATCAGTCCACTTCGGTGAGCTGTTACCGCTGATCACACGGTTGAAGAAAATCTTTCTTCCTTTCTGATCACCGTCAAGAATGCTACACTGTACCGCAAACATCAGCTTATCACCTGCTTTAGTCTCCTTGATTTCCATGCTGTCAAATGATACTTCATAATCACCATCCGGTACGTCTGCAAAGTTGCTTTCCGGTGCATCATGCACTTCTTTCTGTAACTCCTGTAAATCAACCTTCTGATCAAACTTGCTAAAATCTACTGCCATAATAATTCACCTTTTTAACCTTTCGTTTAAATGATATTTATGATCAACATTGCAATGATACAAGCAATGCAAATCTTTGTGTAATTGTTTCTGTTTTCCTGAATCCGATCACCGACAGCACCGAACCCAAAAAATACTGCCATGAATGCAAGAAATATATTTAACAGGATAATCATGATCTTGTTCTTCTACGTCTCTGACCTCTAACGTGCTGTTCAGGTGGGTTCATTGCACCGTCTAAAGGTTCAGCAGGTGTCTGTGCATCATCCGGTACAGAATTGTTTGTCTGTGCAAGTCTCTTTACACCTGCATTAAATTCTTCCCGGCTAATCACCTTCATTACAGTCTCACCACCGATCACCGTCTGAACTGAATCACCCTCATGTTTCAGCAGGTAATTATCATTTTCAATGTCATAGAAATAAGTATCTTCTTTCAGTACGATATTTTCAAAGTCAGTGTTTTCCGTTCCGTCCTGAACAGGTTCAGCCTTTTCAGCATTTCTTTCTTTGCGTGTTCTTCTTGGTGGTTTCTGTAATTCCGGTTTAGGTACTGTGTCAGCAACTTCCATTGCTTCATCAAACGGTACTTCTTCCTGTCCCGGAAAAGCCTGATCAATAGCCTTATCCCTTTCTTCCATGTATTCGGCAACCTTCTGTTCATTCTCTGCCTGAACTTCTGATCTGCTTTTTCTTGTACGTCCGGTCTTTTCCGGTTCTGTACTTTCTGCCTTTTTGGTTCTTGATCTTCTACCTTTGGCATCCGGTTTTTCAAGATCGGATGCAACCGCCTGATCAGCCTGACCCATTTCATCATCTGATTTATAATCACCAAGTTCATAATAATTTCTGATCTTGTCAACAACATAATTCAGATCATTTTCTATTGCATAAGCCGGGAACATTCCAAGTGGTGATTTTACGGTATCTTTTCCACTGTTCTGTGTGTAGAAATAATACTTTGCTTCATTCACACCAGTTCTAAGTACCACGGTAAACAGTCCTTCAATGGTGATCTTCTCTCTAAGCAGTTTGCCGATCAGCTTAACTGTTGTAAGACCATTATCCAAAGTTTCTAAATGGGTCATATAAACGACTACAACATCATCAGGTAAGTCTTTGCAACAGTCAATGATTTCAAAATAGTTTGCACCAAAATCATTGTACTTGTCCCACCCTGTTTCTTTGATACGGTTCATGTACGGTACTGCAAGAATGTACTGGAAGTCATCAACCACCAACAGCTTCTTACCTGCTGCACACTGTTCTTTCATGTACTTCACAATTTTTCTTGCATCTGTTTCATTGTTCAGCATTTCAAAGTGATTCTTAAACGGTAACGGTTTACCTACCGGATTGATAACCGCTGTTGTTGCCGGGTCACAATTTCTAAGGCTTGTACTTTTGCCTGTGCCGGATTCACCCATAATTAAAACTTTCTGTGCCATGATTATTTATCCCCTTTCTTGAATAATCCCATCAGTTTGGTGAAAAAATTGCTCTTTTCTTTCATAACCTTCTGCTGTGACACCTTCAAAATCTGCTTATTCTGAAAATGTTCAGCGGTTGCAACGTTGTTTCTGTAACTTCTGTGACTTCTCTGTTTGTGTTTTGCTGCACTACTCATTTATTTACCCTCACTTTCATAAATTCTTAATGTATGATCAACCTGTAAAGGTTTACCACCGATAAAATCATATTTAAGTGTTGCATCCTGTAAGCTGATAATCAGTACACAATTATTCATGACAACTGCAACCTGATCACCTTCTTCAAGTTTGGCATCTGCACCGAACCGTTCCCGGTACGCATTCCACGCACTATCTATTGCTGTCTTAATATCTTCCATTACTCTGCACCTTCCTGTTCTTCCTGATTGGATTCTGCCACATCCTGATCTTTGAATTTTTCCAGTTTTCCAACTTCAAGGAACTGTGCAGCCCAAAAATCTGCAAAGTGAATAATAACCTGCAATGGTTCTTCATGACCTTTCAGATCATACGCAAGACTTCCATAAGCGCCGTCATGATAAAAAATTGCGTGTTCTTCTTCCTCTGTCAGATCAATGTAACGTGCTGCAAGTTCTACCGATCTCAAAGGGTGATCAATGTGACAAAGTTCTGAACTGATCTTGTAAGGCTTGCTTTCTGATCTCTTATATTTCTGTTCAGGATTCTTCTTTGTCGGTCTGCCGTCCTGCACCATGTTTTCAACATAATAAGGACTTCCGAACCGTCCGCACTTACCAAGATCATGTAAAGCTGATGCAATGATTACACTGCTGTGAATTTTGTTATACGCTTCACTGCCAAGCAGACAAAGACCGACCTTTTCAGCAAACTGCATCACGTTAACTGTATGTTCTAACAGTCCACCGTCTTTACAGCAATGATTTCCACCGGATGCCGGGGCATCATAGAAACCAAGTTCTTCCACAAAATCAAGCAGGTCTGCAATACCTTCACGCTCTGTTGCCAACAGACAACCTTTGAAATAATCAATCTGTTCTTTTCTTGTCATGTTTTAAATCTCCTTTTCTTCTAACTTTATTTTCCACCGCTTCTGATCTTCTATATTAGAAAGATACCAAGCGTTAGATTTTGATTTATTTCCATTGAATGCTTTGAACTTTTCAAAGTCCTTCGGATAAAGTAAAATTCCATATCCACCGGATTCTCTTATTTTTCTTAGATGATAAAGCTGTATCAATGTTGGTTTACCGTTAGATGCTTTTGTTTCTATTCCCAAAAAACAACCGTCAGAACTTACCAGTAAATCAGGTATACCGCTTTTTGTATAAGCTGCACCACCCCAGTATTTAAGCCACCAACAACCATATTCATCTAAGTATTTTTTCACCCGGTTTTCAAAATTCTTTTCTGCTGCTATAAAAAATCACCGTCCATATCTTTATTTGCATAACCGATCAGGAACACCACTAAAAGGTTGAATGCCATAATTGCAAATGGTTGCCATGATATGATGTAGTCGATCAGCAAACACCAGTACATGAAACTGAATAAGTTCAGACATAAGATAGACTTAATTATAAAATTCTTAAAATGCTTTCTGACATACCTGCATACCCGGCACGTCTTACAATTATGTGAACAATTCATCTGTTAGTTCCTTTCCTTCCTGCAATGCTGCAAGATTCCTTTCTTCAAAACTTCCTTTAACCAGTAAGTAATAATAAAAGCATGGTCTTTCTTGACCAATTCTGTGAATACGTTTTTTTGACTGTTCCCAAAGATCGCACGACCCTTTTCCAAGTGGCAGGGTAAAATATATGATCTTGTTTGCTTTCTGATAGTTACCACCCATTGCCCCGGCTTGATATTGAACAAAAGTGACGCTGTTCTGAACACATTCATATGCATACATTGAACGACCTGAACCATTTACAAAACTGACTTCCCTATCAAGTGATTCACATATTTTTCTAAGTCGTGTCAGTTCTTCATTGAAGTTGTAAAACACAATCAACCGATCTTCTGTAGATTCCAACAAGTCCTTGAATGCTTCTAATTTCTCCCGGTGATACTGACCACATAACTGTCTGCAATATAGTGTCTTTGTCAAACTGTTATCACCTATCAGTTCAATGTGTGGTGTAACATCTGTACCGTAATAATCAAAATCATCTTTGAATCTGCAAAGGTTTACTATATCTAAATCAATGTAGTCATGCTTTACAAAAAAACTGTATTCTGCTGAAACTTTTAAGTATATCTTCTGTTCACTCTGTTCAGGCAGTTCAATCACTTCTTCTGTTTTCATGAATACAGCACCAAACTGTGACAATTTCCTTTTCAAATGCTCAACGTGCTTATATCCTGTGATCACTTCTGTCTTATATCCGTCACCGTTTTCAATCCATTCCGTCTGAACGTATGACTTCCAAAAGGCTTTTTTATTTATATCCCAACCAAGCAAGTGAAGCTGTGACCACAACCTTTCATATTTTCCGGCTGTTGGTGTACCTGACAACAAAACCACGCTTTCAGGGTTCATTTTCAGAATGAATTTTGACCGTTTGGCGGTTTCATTTTGTATAAGGCTTGATTCATCAAGTACCAGTGTAAAGTTGCTTATTTGCTTCATATAAGCACGTCTGAATACTAAATCATAGTTGATTACACCAACAATCTGATGTTTTTCATATATTTCAGCAGTTTCAATCAACTGTCTGAATCTGACACCTTCCGTTTTCTTTGTAAGGTTCAATACTTCATAATCAGGATAATAATTTTTTATGTGATCAATCCAATCATCAACTTTGGACTTCTGACATATGATCAGGTTTATATCATTATTCAGCAGATACATCTTTTCAGCACCTACGAACGTCTTACCCAACCCCATGTCAAGGTAGTATGCACATCTGTTTTTATCTGCTGTAAGATCAAGTGCTTTTTCCTGATGGGTCATAAACACAAGATCATTCATTATTCAACCTTTCCGGCAATACGGAATGTGTCCCAAAACCATGCACCCTGATCTTCTTCCATGCTATAACCATGATTAAGAACTTCCTTAACGGTCATGACAGTACCTAGATATTTTTCCATTGCATCATTCCAGTTTCTTGTTTTATCATTTTCTTCTGCTGAAATAATTCTTACTTTATCACCGACTTCTAACTGTTTCGTCAAACTAAGGTCAATCTGCAATTTTGCAACTTCAACTGCTGCCCTGTACACAAGTGCATATTTTGTATCTTTATGTGTCTGTGTTACCTTTTCAAGGAATTTATCAATCTTTCCAAGAAAACAACCACATTTCACAGTAATTTCATTGTCTTTATCTCTAAAGAATGTTGTAAAATCATCCCGGCTACCAATAGCACCAATCACTAAAACGTGGTCAGTAGAAAAGACCTTGGCATCACCGCAAACCTCGGCATTGCCCCAAACCTTGGCATCACCGCAAACCTCGGCATTGCCCCAAACCTTGGCATCACCGCAAA